CGCTTATAATGATTTTAGTTTAGGGCTAAACCCCTTTGTTCTTATATTATAGAATAGATGTAAAAAAAAATCAACAGTTTTAAACTTTATTATAGGTTTACTTTATATCGTATAACTCTTTTATAACTGCTCGAATTTTATCAGTCACATGTTTATCTACTCGCATATTATAAAGTGCATCTTTATGATATCTAGGACTTTGTATGCGTATTTTACTTATAGTCCTTATTTGAGAAACAATGGCAACGGTGCCTGCATTTAACCGCGACACTTCTTTCATGATTATATCGTGCTTAGCAAGTAGGTCTTTGGCTTCAGCTAACTGTTTTTCAAAGCGTTTAACATCATTAGCCGTTAACGTCTTTTTGTCAGTATTTTCGAATTCCTTTACATACTCTTCGCATTTGTCTAACATCTTTCCGGATCTATCCAGTAGAACTGTAAATAATTCTGTTCCCAAATAAACATCTGTTTTATATAGTGTTTTTGGACTCTCTTTGCCTAACTTCAAAGACCTCAGAGGGACAACTGTGACTGTGCTGCTTTTAGAATTACTAGGTGCAAGTACTATCGCATAATGAAGGCCCCCGAACTCAGATCCTATCCCAAAGCCCAAGTCTACTTTAACTATATCTCCAGGTTTAAATTGAGGAAAATACTTTGGATCAAAAGTTTCTTCTTGTTTTATATATCTTAAATAATTACGCAGCCAATAATAGAGCAGGGCAGCCTTGTGTTGATCTGAACCTAGTATATTTTTTAAAAACGCACTTATGTTACTCGCAAGTTCCGTTATTTTCGACAATAAAGCCCCTTTGTTTTCCGGCTTTTTTAAATCCATACAAAAACTCCTTGTTGTACATTTTATATTTTCCTTTATTATAAAGCCCTTTGCCTCGTAGCAGGACAGGGGATTTTTATATCCCGAAAATCCCTCTAATGATGCTACGACTACGTTCGTGTTTAGCTTTACGCTCAGCTTCTTTTTGTTGTGCAATTCTTGCTTCCTGTTGTTCTTTTGCTAGTTGCTCTTTTTCTTCAGCACGTGCTTGTGCCTCTGCAGCTTGTTGCTTTTTGTAGTCTGCTAATTTAACGTCACGGCCGACTAGTCCCTTTACAGATGCAATAAGCGCTTCATCACCCATTCCTGGGGCAGCGACATGGTTTTGGCCGTTAAAATTATAGTTACTAATTATGGAATCAGATCCGCTTCGATATATGTTTCTATCAAATAAATCAACGGAATTATCAGAGAAATGAATTCTATAAGATAAAAGTTCTTGTGTTCCTAAAGTTCGTACCCATACGGCCCAAGCCCTAGCTGTGTCGGTAGAAGGGTCGTAGGACAATGTGTTTAAATCGACTTTCCCTGTGTAATCAGAATTTGAATAAAACCATTGCCAACGTGCGTCATTGAATTCTTTAGCACTAACCATCATTGTTACGCATAGTACAAATATTGTTGCTAATACTAACCCTTTTTTCATATTGTCATCTCCCTGTGTTAAATTATGTGGTGATAGAAATCGATTCCGTTAAGGTCCCCATCTTCAATTTGAGACATCCTTACCATACGTTCGACTAAGTTAACGTGATGTTCCACATAAAAGTCATCACGAATAATATGAATTAATTCATGCTTAATTTCTTCCCTCATGCGATCATGGGGAAGATTTTTATTTATGTAGATATTATGGGTATCCACATCTTCACATTCCTCTGACACAGCGTTGGCATGTGGTAAGTCACAGTAAATTACATTAACTACCAAATTAACACTCTCCCTTATATACTATTTATTTTTTAATTTTAATAGTTCTATATATTCAACTGCTTTCTCCATATCCTCCTTACTAATATCTTTTGCCGCAGAGAATAGCATACGAGCACCTGGGCGTGTGCGCAAGTACTCAGCGAATTCAGCTGCTTCTTTATCTAGGTAATATTCCTCTTCGGTTTTATCTTGCCTTTCTACTAATTCTGATTTTGGCACGTGAAAATAGTTTGCCATCATTTCAATTTTATCTATTCTTGGATATGTATTGCCTTTCAACCAATCTGTTAAAGTAGTGTATTTAAACCCTAAATCAGCACATAGTTTATTTCTGTCTATTCCTCGGCTATCCATTAGCCTTTGGAGATTTTGCGCCATAATTTCCTTATTGCCTAAATCACTCATCTCAAATTTCCTCTCTATAATAAATTCATAATAATTAATAACATAATACGATATTTCCGTAATAAATTCAATATTTAAACTAAAATTTTACGATAATTTACGGAAATTTAATAGACATTACGGTAAAACCGTAGTATACTCTAGTCATGATAATAAGTGACGTTAATAAGAAAGGAGGTAATTTATGAAGTATACACTTAGAATGCTCCGCGCATCCAAGTCTTGGACACAAGCTCAAGCCGCAAAAGAAATTGGCGTATCTACTGAGACTTGGGGGAATTGGGAGCGTAAGCGATCTTATCCGGATGTACCAAACATATCTAAGATAGAACGGGTATTCAATGTCGCTTATGATGATATTATTTTTTTATAGTGAGTTACGGTTTTACCGTAAATAATTTGAAGAAAGGAGAAAATATGAAAATCACAATTGATATCACCGCGGAAGAGGTACTGAAGATTAAAAGCATTCAATCCGCAGAAAACGCACAACAATCTATCCTAGATATTCTAGGGAAAGATTTACATCAAACTATTCGTAGTCCATTTAAAGTTGATATTTGTAAGTTATCTGCCAAGGATCCACGCATTTAGTAGTGTAAGAAAGGGAAATGATGTTAGTACAAAACCAAAATGATTTGGAATTAGCGAATAAGATGTATCGTGAAACTCCAACTACATTCGGCTGCGCTGGGCATAATGCTGAATACGCAAAAGTAAAGCGTAAAGAGGTTAGTAAATACTTTGCTAATCGCCATGTAAATAAGCTGTATAGGAAATCTATTTACGGCAAAATTAAAGAATGTAGGCGCGCTGATAGATTAGCAGCGATAGAAGCTAGGACACCAATATGGAATCCATAAGTGCTTAAGACTGGAGGAACAATGGATAGGAACAAATTATGCCTCACTGTCGAAGAGGCCGCTGAGCTCGCTAGTGTGTCAGATGATGTTATTCGGCAGTGGGCAAAAGACTTCGATTTTCCATCGATGAAGATCGGGGCCAGAGGCGGTAAACGGTTAATTCATCTTGATTCGTTCAATGAATGGTTGGCTAAACGATGCCAAGCAAGAATAGGAGAGTAAAAATGAAAACATTAGCGTTGATCATGTTGCTTGCATGCTTCGGAATTTTAGAGGGTTCAGATGTACAAGGGTACGAACTGCATTCATCGACAGTATTGTTATTAATTGCATGTACTGTATCGGCTGTGGTTATGCTGTACAAATCATTTAAGGAGGATGAGCATTATGGAAGATATTGATGTAATCGGAGCGTTATTTATTTTAGTATTAACGGCTGCCAGTATTATGTTCTACGGTTGGTTGATTTGGGTGCTGATGCAATGAGAGCTCCAATTCGAATATGCACAAAATGCGGTGTTAGGTTAATTCCACACACTCATAACTACATTTATGACGAGATTAATCGAAAGGCAATTAGAGTATGTAAGCATTGCCACGATGAACATGTTCGCCGTAAAAGTAAAAATGCCCTCACGCACGGCAATGCGTAAAGGGCAAAGATAAAAAAAATATCCTATGTAAATTATACCAGATAAGGAGATAAAATGCCTGAAATAAAAGCAATAAAACATAAAGCCACTATAAATGCATTTGACTTTAATTTCTTTGCAGATAACAGGGGCAAACACGAACCATTACAAAAGGTAGCTATAGTTACTACAAATAGCTATATCAAGCTTTCAATGCCGGCTTACAGAAAATTAAAAGGCCCGGAATATTTCAAAGTTGGTATAGATATTAATAATAAAGTCATTTGTGTGGCGCCTGCGCTTGCAACAGAGCCATATGTAATTAAACCAACAGCAGTACAAATCGAAAGAAATACTATTTATATATCCAAAAGTCGTAGCATAATTCAAAAACTTCAACAAATTGGAATCCCTAAAATCGTGGAAGGGAAATTAGTTGATGATGAATTACTGTTTAAATTCTAAAGGAGAAACTATCATGGAAAACCAAAATATCTTAACAATTAAATTCAATGATACCGAAGATCTTGCACTTAAAATCGCAGAATGGAATGAAATTTTAAACCATCAATGCTGTGGTAATTGTCATGACAGTAAAATTCCTGCTGAGACTATTGATGTAGAGGCTGTAGCATCTAAGGTCGCGCCTGAAGTGGTGAAGGTTGAAAAAGCTGAAGTGAAAGAAGAAAAAGCATCAACTAAAACTGTTAAGGCAGAACAAAAACAAGACGTGCCAGTGACAGACTTCGAAGGCAAACCAACAAAACCTAAAAATGAAGAAAAGGTTGAACCAGTAGCAGAACCTGAACCTGCTAAAGCGACAAAAATTAAAGAGGCTGATACAGCAGAAACTCCTCAACAAGAGACAGAATTAGACGTTTCCGCTGAGCCTGTAGATAAAAAAGCTTTTTACAAGGAATTCCGTGCATGGATGGGTGAGGATGGGGTAAAAGCAAAAAAAGCACTTGCAATTTTTAGCAAGCACGGCGTCACTCGTCCGTCTAGCGACTCTTTAACGGATGATCTTATCACCGATTTAAAATCTATCATGGCAGAGGAGGCTTAAATATGGCTAAACAACAATTTAAAAGCCAAGCAGACATATGTAAAAAGTCGCTAGACATATTACATAAAGCAATTGAAATGGACCCTGGTAACGCTGAAGAATACCAAGCTGGTATCGCATACACAGAAGGAGTTATGAAAGCGTCCAATGCGATTGTAAAAGCCTTTGATGTGGTCGAGCCTCCTAAGTCAGCTGCTCCTAAGGATAAAACGGAAGATGCTGCAAAGGAAGAAAAGCCAAAGCGTACACGTAAGACTAAAACAGCTAAAGAACCTGCACCAGTTGATAGCAAGCCAAATGCAGATGAAACGCAACCAACGGTTGCGCCTAGTATAGAAGAAAATTCGAACATCTTTGCCATGTTCGATGATTAAGGCGGTGGTGTTCTGTGGAAACTGTGTCTAGTTTATACATCCGTAAAATGTTCGATAGCATCAAAATTGAAAAGGGTTATGATGCTTCGTACACCACAATCCATCACTGTGATTGTGGACATACGTTCGGTGGCAGTTGGAATAGAAAATACAATATGGGAAGAGGATATTATACTGCGGCTAAGTACTATACTTGCCCAAATTGTGGCATTCATTCTAACCCATTTATGCACAAAGTTTTATTGGCCAACAGTGAACACGAAGTGGTTCCTGAAGAGATGCAGATTGACGTTCTAAGTTATAAGAACTTCATTGATTTACGAATACGATATAAAGGCATCCAGTTATATTGGGATGGCACATCAAAGGACGGCTCTTACAAAGAAATTTTGCGATTTGACTTTAAAAATAAACAGGCTATTTATATTGATAAATACAAAAATAAACATCCTTTGACAATTGATTATATCCGTGATCATGAAAGACCAATTATGATGGTGCTTAAATATATCGGCAAATCTTATGCGGTGCACGACGTTAACAAATCACGTTTGGCTCATTTATTTAAAGCATTGCGTCTCGAGTTTGAAAGGCGCTTAACAGAACAGTGTGGATATAAGGTAAAAGGCATTTACATCCCACACTCTATTGATGAATATGGAGGATATGGACTTTCTATGTTAGTCAATATGGCTTTAAAAATTTCTGCCCCTGATATGCCGCCTATTACCAAGTTAATTAAAAGCAACATTAGATGGGGCGAGTTTTATTGGCGCTGCACAGCTTGTGATATTCCATTTAGTGATGAAATATTAACTATGACTAAAAAAGGAATAGGTTTTCTTGAAGCGTTACGGATTTACCACAAATCACCTAATAGCAAATTATTACGCAGCATGATGGTTGAAGACCCTATGATTGTTAAACTATCCGATATGCTAGGTATCTTTAAGGATGAAAATAACCGTAGGACAATATTAACTCTTAAGCGGAATAAAGATCCAGATAATGAATCTGCAAAAATATTTGACGCCAGCCATTTTGGCGAATGTATGGGGGTTAAATCTTCAAAAATCAAGAATATGTGGATTAGACTTTCTAAACGCTATGGGGAACGCAATTTATTAAGGTATCTGTTAAATGCTGAGTCATCAGATATTAAGGATATTGTTAATATGTATAGTCAAATAAATAAGGAATATATATCTCAAGTTTGGAACACTGATTGCAAGTTAAAAGACTTCCATGATGTTGTAGTTAATGTTTACAACAAACAAGAGTACGGTGACGTAATTCTTCCGGAAATTCCTCAGCTACAAGCTGATGTAAACGGGATGCACTTCATGGTCCCTAAGACTGCAGCTGATTTGATGATTGCAGGTAAACGGTTAAAAAATTGCGTTGGATCATATCGAGATAGAGTCATGAAAGGGACTACTGCAATAGTGTTAGTTACCGACAATGCTATGAAGCCGGTCGCATGCCTAGAATTGGCCAATAAAGGTAAAAATAAAGGTCGTCAAATATTCGATTTAGTGCAGGCGAAGCTCTTTGCTAATGAAAAACTAAAAAAGAATACTCAGATTAATTCGACGGTAATGCAATGGGCTAATCAATTAAAGATTGAACCTCATACCATCGATGTGGATGCCACTATTGTATAGGAGAATGATATGAAACTCACAAAATTAGAATTACTAAATTTTAAAGGGCTAAAGTCCTTTGCCATAAATATTAATGGCGATGTCGTAATCCGTGGCGATAATGCCACCGGCAAAACGACTGTATTTGACTCAGTGTGTTGGTTACTATTCGGCAAGGACAGCCTAGATCGGGCTGATTTCGAAATTAAGACATTGGATGGTGGTGAACCTATTCATAAAGTCAATCACGAAGTAACAGGCACCTTCACATTAGATGAAGGAGGTGCTATTGAGCTCAAACGTATCTATCGTGAAAAGTACTCATCCCCTCGTGGTGGTGAAGTTACTTTAACAGGCCATACGACAGATTATTTTGTCGACGGTGTGCCTAAGAAAGAAAAGGAATACAAAGAGATTGTAAACTCTCTAGTTGATGAAAGCATTTTCAAATTAATTACAAATCCATTGTATTTTAATGAAACGTATTCCTGGCAAAATCGCCGTAAGTTACTTCTTGAAATGTGTGGCGATATTGACGATGCTGCTGTAATTAATAGTCGTGAAGATTTAAAACGTTTAGCTGAGTTATTAGATGGTCGGACGGTTGATGATCAACGCAAAGTTATTGCTAGCAAGAAAACAGCTATTAATAAAGAACTTGATATGATTCCGGTTCGTATTGATGAAGCTGTGCGAAATAAACCTGAAGTTATGGCTGATAAAGATAAACTAATCAGTGATATTAAAACTTTATCAACTGGCATTGATGATGTTGAAAAACAAAAGGCCATTATTAAAAACGGTTTTAGCGCTACAGAAAAACAGTCTAAAATTCGTGACATTAATCGTCAATTAGACGTCAGACGTTCAGACATACTATCCGATTACCATAAACGCAAACAACATTTGCGCAGCGAATACGAAACGGCACTATCTAAATTAAAGGCGACTGAAGCTGAAAGAGATAGATGCATGGATAGAAGCAACGAGCTTGATAAAGAAATTGAGCGAGAAGCCAAACGCATCGAAACTCTAACATCTGAATTCGACACATTTAACTCTCAGCAGTTTAGTAAAGAGGCTTGCCCTACTTGCGGGCAGCAATTGCCGGCGGATAAGCAGGAAAAACTCGAGGCAGAATTTAACGCTAATAAATCTAAAAAGCTTGAAGAATGGAAAGGCCTTATCGATAGTGCTGCTAAGTTAAAAGGAAATTATGAAGAGCAGCAGAAAACGATGGCGTTGAAAGCTGACGGATTAATAGATGACATTACCCTACAAAGCAAGGAGCGAGATATTAAACGTGAAGAATATGAAGCGTATTCTGAACCTAATGTCGAAGATGATCCTACATATGCTGACTTAAAAGCGCAATTATTCTTGCTTGAGATTGAAGAGGAACCAGGTGCAGATGTCGAAGAACTTGCAAGACTTGATGATGAATTATCCTCTTTAAAATCTAAAAAAGCAAATCTCGAGACTGAATTGAATAAATTCAAATTGATTGATGATATTGAAAAACGTGTTATCGAATTAGAAAACCAACAACAAAAACTTGTTGCCGAAAAGAATGAACTTGATGAATCCTCTTATCTGATGGATGAGTTCATAAAAGCTAAAGTTAACATGTTGGAAGAAAGCATTAATGCAAGGTTTAAATTAGCTCGTTTCAAAATGTTCAACGTTATGCTAAATGGCAACGTTGAAGAATGTTGCGAAACCACCTATAAAGGGGTGCCATACCGCAGCATGAATAACGCAGCACGCATTAATGTAGGTTTAGATATCATTAACGCATTGACTAGCTATTTCAAAGTTAATGCTCCAGTGTTCATCGATAATGCTGAAGCTGTTACTGACTTTGTGCCTGTTAATAGCCAAACAATTAAATTGATCGTTGATGAGTCGGCGAAACAATTAACCGTTGAGGAGGTGTAAGTATGGCAAATAATCATAAAGTAATTATGAGTACAGATGAAATGGCAGCATACATTTATACTATTTTGTCTGAGCATGAGCTAACTGTTGGCGAATCGTTATCTTCGCTAAAAAAAGCAATTAAATTAGTTAACAAATCAGTATATTATGACTATTTAAAAGAAAGTGAGTATGAAGAATGCAATTAGTACCTATCAACGTTGTAGAAAATACTCAATATGTAAGCGGCAGAGATTTACATATGTTTTTAGAAATTGGAACAGAATATAAAGATTGGTTTCCTCGGATGTGTGAATATGGGTTCGAAGTTGGTATAGATTTCAACCCGCTCAAAAAAGAGCGAGTTCAAATTGAAGGTAATCGAGAGGTTAAACGCATTATCTCTGACCATGAAATCACAATTGATATGGCAAAGCAATTATGCATGTTATCTCGAAATGAAAAAGGCCGACAAGCTCGAGAATATTTTATTCAAGTAGAAAAGGATTGGAACTCGCCAGAAAAGGTAATGGCAAGAGCACTGCAAGTTGCTAATAGAACGATAGAAAACTATAAGTTGTCTATATCTATGAAAGATCAACAATTGGCAGAGTTGCAGCCAAAAGCCAATTATTACGATGTCATTTTGCAAAATAAAGAGTTGCTAAGCATTACTCAAATTGCTAAAGACTATGGGAAAAGCGGAACCTGGCTTAATAAATTTCTAGCCGATAAAAAAGTGCAATTTAAACAAAGTGGCGTATGGTTCTTGTATGCGAAATATGCAGACAAAGGATATACATCAAGCAAAACTTTTATTGATGATGTAGAAAAGGCGCATATGCATACATATTGGACTCAAAAGGGGCGACTGTTTATATACGATTTACTGAAACAAAATGGAGTTTTCCCTTTAATTGAATTAGTAGATGCCGATAAAACGGCATAGGAGGTACATAATGGGTGAAGTAACAAAAGCACAAACTCAAACACCATCACTTAAAACTATGGTGTCTAGTGAGTCGGTAAAGAAACGTTTTAATGAAATCTTGGGTAAAAAATCAGCGGCCTTTGTGTCTAGCTTGATTTCTGTATCTAACAATAATGAACTTTTATCTAAAGCTGACCCTACTACAGTTATTACTGCAGGTGTGATGGCGGCCACTTTGGATCTTCCAATTAACCAAAATCTGGGGTTTGCTTACATTGTTCCTTTCTACAATAGCAAGAAGAAAATTAATGAAGCTCAATTTCAAATGGGATACAAAGGGTATATCCAGTTGGCCATGCGCACAGGTCAATATAAGACTATTAATGCTAGTGAAATCTACGAAGGCGAAATTAAATACCATAATAAACTCACAGGCGAATTCGAATTAGGCGAGCGAACTGGTGATAATGTAGTTGGCTACATCGCTTATTTCAAACTCATTAATGGTTTTGAAAAGTATTTATATATGTCTAAAGAAGATGCTGAAGCACACGCTATAAAGTATTCCCAAACATACAAAAGGGGGTTTGGTCTTTGGAAAACTGACTTTGACGCAATGGCCATCAAAACAGTACTCAAACGTTTGTTAAGTAAATATGGTATTTTATCAGTCGAAATGCAGAGCATGGCTAATGCAATCTCTGCAGATGGCGCCGTCATTCGTGATAATAATGGCGAGCTTACCCCTGATTTTGAAGGTGAAACTATCGATGTCCAATCAGATGTGGCAGAAACGATTGCTAATAATGCAAATTCTGAAGCCATTGACATCGACGCTGGTCCTGCCAGTGAATTTGTTAATCCTGAAACGGGCGAAGTAGTCAATATGTTCGGTGATTAATTGTGATTAGTATTCAAGCATTCGGTAGTAGCTCGAAAGGGAACTGCTACCGAATCAAAACATCAATAAATGGTGATGAACTGCTACTGGATGCAGGATTATCATTTAAAGAAATTCAACGGTATTGTCGCTTTAACTTTCTACACCTATGTGGCACGTTACTCACACATCAACACGGAGACCATAGCAAGGCTGTAAATGATCTATTGAAGCTTGGACATCGTGTCTATATGCTGTCAGATACCGCCAATGCCTTGTATGTATCTGATAAGCACACAGCAATTCTTATAACCCCAAAAGTTCAATTTACTGTAGGCAATTTCAGTATCTTACCATTTGAATTAGAACATGACGTTCCTAACGTTGGATTCTTAATTTCAGATGGAGAGGAAAAGCTTCTATATATCACCGATACATATTACTGCAGATATACCTTCAAAGATGTGAATCACATCATGGTTGAATGCAACCATTCCTATGAAATACTTAATCAGAATGTAGAAGCCGGTTACCTGGATGAAAAACGAATGGAACGATTAATTCAATCTCACTTTTCCCTAGAGAATGTTATTAAATTCTTAAAGTCGATGGACCTAACTAAGTGTCAAGACATACGGCTACTACATTTATCAGATAGCAACTCAGATGCAGAAACATTCAAACGAGCTGTTCAAGCTGCTACTGGTAAATTAGTAATCGTAGAACAAGAAAGGAGTCCTTTATGATTATTAAATCAATAGCAATCACAGATAACGATATCAGCATTGCGTATCAAAAACCATCCGCTACAGGGTTAACGGATGTATTCACGCTAAAATCTAAGGATGATCCACGTCCTGAACTGCTGCAAGCATTCAGCAAACTGCAGTCTATTGTGAAGAAGAATTTTGAATTTCTGGAAGAATTTAAAATCCCATTTTTGGTAAATACATTTAAATTTAAGTATGATGACGTTGAAGGTCTTATTAACCAGGTTGGTGTTGAAGGTATCGTGTCTGATATGAACACGCCTAACAAATTTAAATTTAAAACGGGCTGGTTAAATGTTGAATATGCAGACTCTACATTTGCTATCTCAGTCCAAGACTTAATCGATGAATGTGTAAGGTTTATTATGGGACGTCGAGCCCAGGATAGTTTATTTAATGACAGTGAAGAGTGATAGATATGGCGAAAAATCAATCATACTACTTTAGTCATGACATCAATGCGAGTAATGATCCTAAAATCGCTGCTATGATTTCAGAATTAGGAATGATTTCATATGCCTGGTGGTGGATATTGATTGAAAAATTAGCCGCAGCAGATGACTATAAATTGCCACTAAAAAAATATACATTCGTCGCTTTGGATAATGAATTAAGAATGAATAATGAACAAATTTTAACAAGTGTTCAACAAGTGTTCAACAAAAATCAACACGTGTTGGAACAAAATTCAATGTGTTCATTTTGTTCATTTTTGTTAATTTATTTGTTGATTCATGACTACGAATTATTGGACTGTGATGACGAATATTTTTGGTCACCCAGCTTAATTCGTAGATTTGAGTTTAAAAAAGTGAAAGAGGAAACTATCCGCGAAAAACGTAGGTTGGCGGGTCTTAAAAGTGCGGAGTCTCGCAAAGCAAAAAAACAAAATTTAACACATGTTCAACAAAATTTAACACATGTTCAACAAAATCAACTAATAAAAGAAAAGAAAAGAAAAGAAAATAATATAGAGAGAGATACGCGCGCGCGTGAAGATGAAAATCCTCTATCTATGTTTAAAGATGATGAAGTAAAAAATAAACCCATTTACGAATTGTATATGAAATCAATTGGAATTGTATCACCTACTATTAAAGATCGGTTAGATGATCTAGTTGAATCATATGGCAAAGAACGAGTCATTGTTGCTATTAATACCACAGCGGATAACGGTGGCAATAGTATCAAGTATGTTGAAACTGTCACGGCAGGGAATCTAAAGCAGGAGGTGCAAAAGGATTTTGGAGCAAGCAAATGTAACAGCAATGCTAGAGGCGTGTCTCGAAAAAATTCGAGAAAGGACGAAGACGTCGACTGGGAAAAAGAATATCAAAGCGTCCACGGTAAAAAATGAGTTCTTTTACCCGGTCTACGATGAACCAGTAGTCATTCAAACAAACGTTAACACCACCTATGCTGCAGTTGGAATCCCTAAGCGGTATTATGATATGGATTTCGACTGGTTGCGCAAATATGGTAGTTTTCCAAAAGAGAACGCTGAAGCTTACGACGTAGTTAAAAAGTACTCTGATAATTTGAAAGCCAATCTTGATTCCGGTAAGGGTCTCATATTAAGAGGCCCAGCTGGTACCGGCAAGACATCAATTGCTGTGAGTATTCTGAAAGAGGCAATGGCATTAGGTAAAGGGTGTTTAATGATTTCAATGCCTAATCTATTAGATACCATGCTTACATTATCCAAAGGAGATAATGTAGCCTATCTAAGATTTGAGCAAAAACTTAGAAATATCCCATTGCTATTACTTGATGACTTTGGCGCGGAGTACTCAAAATCTGATTGGGTACCATCTAAGGTTGAAAGCATCATTATTGATCGCTACAACCGGATGAAACCTATCATTCTTACGACGAATTACAGCGATGCTTGGACTGAAAAGAATTATAGTCAAAGAGTATATGACCGCCTACGTGGTGAATATGCGGTGGCTATATTCAATGGAGAGTCTCACCGATGAGGATCATATTACGATGTCAGTTTAGATTTCGGAAGAAAACCCATGATAGGTTTCCAACATTGAATGAGTATATCGACTGCGAACGTGGCTCAACTATAGCAGCGGCAGCCATGAAGAAAAAATGTACTGAGCAGGTTAAAGAACAATGCTTATCACAGCAGATACAACCTGTTAATGGGAAAGTAGACCTACTATTTGAATGGCATTCATCAACCAGGCACGATCCTGATAACGTGGCATTCGCCAAAAAGTTCATTCTTGATGGGTTGCAGCTGGCAGGCGTACTAGAAAACGATAACAGAAAGTTCATTGGCACTATGGCTGATGAGATTATTCAGGATGATGAAGACTACGTAATCTTACACATCACGAAGAATATGGGGATATTCTTGTGATTATAAAATTAGTGAGGGTATAAAATGACTGTTAAAGAATTAGAAGAAGCCTTGAGCAGAGTAGAAAACAAAGACATTGAAGTTATAATGTATGACGAAATGTTTGGTGGAACTGAAATTGAAGGCGTCGTGCATAATCTAGATGAACCAAAACTCAATTTCAAAGAACGTGTAGAACTATTGATTGGATGTGAACTTAATGCTAATCGAAGATAAGAATAAATGGTGTTGGGTCGATGACTACGGAAATGCAGGCGACCCACAAGATACAATGCAAGAAGCCATCGATGATTTCCTGGATTGTGAGCCTGATTTAAAAGAAGTATGGCTCACAGATGAGGATGAACGAGTCGTGAGAATAGGACATCCTAATTATTACACTCCAGAAGTTGATGCAGAACGAGTGATTGAAGACATTATCAATTATGATATTGATGATGAAATAGCTGAGTGGGCTTGTGATTATTTATCAAATGTTAAGACTGAACATCTTGATGAGCTAAGCGCAGCTTTAACAAAGGTATTCCGTGAATGGGAAAAGAAATATGGCTATGAAAATAAAGGCCATGTAGTTTTAAAAACAAAATCGTATCCTGTTGATAGCAAAGGTAGGCTTATTGTAGTGTAAATACTGATTATATTTAATTATTTCTTATGATGCTGGTAAACAATTCGGACTAAAACATAAAACAACTTGTAAAGGGGGCAACATATTTGAATGAATATGATATTGAGAAAATCACAAGGTTGGCCACAGAGGTGGCAACCAAAACTTACTATGAATTAGCCAAACAAGAAAATGCTCAACTAGGTCGTAAACTTCGACACAACACGATCAAGTTATTAAAGCATTACAGTCAGCTGCAGTCTTATGTAGATAATGCTATCTCTGATTCGACACAAGCCGAGGATATATGGCTCAATGAACTGTTGATTGATATGTTTGACGATAAGAGTATTGTGAGGGTAAATGCCATTGTTAAGAGCAAAGAAAAAACAGCATTGATGATGAGACACGTAAATAACATGCTAGATATCTATGCTGAAAAGTGCAGTGCAAAGCAATTTAAGTATTGCGAGTGCATGCGCAGGTATTATATTAATGGGGAAACGCTAGAGCAAATAGCTGAATCCTTTCCTGAAAAGCCAGATGTTCGTACTATCAAACGCTACATTGCTAGAGGGATTGAGGAACTATCCGTATTGCTTTGGGGCGTTATTGGGTTGAATACAAAAATAGCTTAATAAAATTGTCCCAAAACTGTCCTAGACCTGTCCTTCTTGACAGTTTATAATGATAGTGTGAGTTAATAGGAAAACAAATACTCTATCTCTCAACGACACAGTGAAACCTAGAACACTAAAACGAAAAGACCACTTAATCTATACGGTTAGGTGGTCTTTTTATATGCAAATTTAAGGAGGCGAGGTGAATACGATTGACTGATGTGTATTGTGAAAAGCGAAGATGCTTAAACAATGTTAAGGGTTGGTGTAAAGCAAATGGAATTCACATTGATCATATGTGTAAATCGTATGCGCCATCTCATTCTTTAATCAAAACTAAAACAGCAAAGGTTCATAAAGACCGTGGTAAGTACAAACAAAATAAAGGTGTATTGAAGTAGCCAGGAGGTGAGATAGTGGCTGCATTAAAAAATAAGCGTCATGAGAAGTTTTGTCATGAGTACATCAAGGATATGAATGCGACACAGGCCGCTATTCGCACTGGTTATTCTAAAAAAACAGCCAAGATGCAAGGTAGCCGTCTGATGACTAATGATGACATTAAAATGAGGGTTGCCGAGCTTAGAGACGCTTATTTGGACGAAAATATCATGACAGCAAAACAGGTTGAATATGAGCTTACAAGAATTGCACTCGGGCTATCAACAGAAAAGACAGTTGTGATTGAAGGCCAGGGAGATGGATGGTCAACAGCTCGTATCATGGATAAGCCGCCGGATGAAAAGTCCAGGTTAAAAGCACTTGAACTTATGGCCAAACGGCATCGGATCTTATCCGGCGATACAACGATTGATATTAAGCCTGTAATTATCATGGGCGGTGATGAGATTGCCGATTAATGCTAATAAGATATATCTTCCGGATGTCATCGGCAGAGGATATGGTGCATTTTGGAGATTTAATGGCAGGTATAAAGCAGTTAAGGGCAGCCGTGCTAGCAAGAAGTCCTCGACGCAGTCAATTAAAGTGATTGTCGAAATAATGGAAAATCCATGCATTAATTGGTTGGTGGTCCGCAAGACCGAAAGGACATTGCGCGATAGCTGTTATGCTCAATTAAAATGGGCAATTAGACGTTTAGGCGTTGATAAGTACTTCAAATGTTCTGTATCGCCACTTGAAATTACGTACCTTCCTACTGGCCAGAAAATTTTATTTAGAGGCCTTGATGATCCTCTCAAAGTAACATCAATTACCGTTGAAGTTGGTTCATTGTGCCGGCTTTGGATTGAGGAAGCTTATGAGATTACAAGCGAGGATGCATTTAACAGATTAGATGAATCAATCCGCGGACAATTACCACCAGGGATGTATCATCAGGTGGTGCTTACATTCAACCCTTGGTCAGATAGGCATTGGTTGAAAAAGAGATTCTTTGATGAAGAAAATCCGAATGTATTGGCAATTACTACGAACTATCTATGCAATGAATTTCTTAGCGAATCGGATTTGGTCCTATTCGAGGAAATGAAAAAGAACCCTCGCCGGTATAAAACTGCCGGCCTAGGGGAATGGGGCATTGTAGAAGGGCTGGTATTTGAGAACTGGGAAGAACGAGCCTTTGATGTTAATGAAGTCTCCAAACGCACCAATGTTAAATCTGCATTCGGGATGGACTTTGGCTATGTTAACGATCCGAGTACGTTATTCTGCGGACTTGTTGATACTGTAGCCCGTGAAATATATGTCTTTGATGAAATGTACGAAAAAGGCATGAGTAACGAAGACATTATCACTAGGGTAACTGATCTAGGATATTCCAAAGAGCGAATCAAGGCGGATAGCGCCGAGCCGAAATCGATTGCCTATCTTCGCAAGAATGGATTACGCAATATCAGGGCCGCTAAAAAAGGACCTGACTCTATTCGTGCAGGTATTGCTTTGATACAGGACTACAAGATTATCATCCATCCTAGATGTGTAAACTTTATAACTGAGATTAGTAGCTACACCTGGGACAAGGATAAGTTCGATAACATGGTGAATAAGCCAATTGATGATTTTAACCATTTAATGGATGCCATGCGTTATGCAATGGAAGAATTCGACGGGCGTAAAGGCGTTCGTTTATTAACTTAGGAGGTTATGACTTGGAAATAGAGTTAATCAAAAAGCTAATTAAAAAGCATACGCTAGGACATGCTGCCGTTGTTAGTGCTATGGCAGAAGCCGATAGGTATTATGACGTAGACAATGACATTTTGTATGAAAAACGAAAGCCTAAGAACTTAGAGGAAGCGCAGCAACAAGGCGATACATTTAATCCGGCACACACAGCGGATAATCGTATCGCCTATTCTTTTTATCCACTTTTAGTCGACCAAAAGACAGCATATATGTTTACTGCGCCGCCAATTTATGATGTGAAAGATGACAAATTGAACGACGTAATAGCTGATGTGCTTGGAGATGCTTATGAAAAGAAATGTAAAGACTTGTGTGTAAAGGCCTCTAATGGCGGTATTGCCTGGGTGCATTACTGGATGGATGAAGCAGACACCTTTCAATGGGCCGTATTACCTGCAAATGAAATCATTCCTATCTGGGATAACAGAATTAATACAAAACTCGAAGGCGTATTGCGCGTATATGCAGATATTAACGATGAAGGCGAAAATATTACGGTATATGAATACTGGAACGATAAAGAAGTTCAAGCGTTCTCCCTCCGTACAGGGGACGTAATTGAAACTCTATCACCGTATGCAGCATTTATTATGATTGATCCTAGCGGGGGCATGATGGATGTCGATACTATTCCTCATGCCATGGGGCAAGTCCCATTTATTCCGTTTGCCAATAATGCAGCACATACACCAGATTTAAAACGCATTAAGTCATTAATCGATGTTTACGATAAAACGTATAGCGGATTTCTTAATGATCTTGAAGATGTTCAAGAGGTTGTATATGTCCTTACTAACTATGGCGGTGAAAATTTATCAGACTTCTTGGATGGAATGAAAAAATATAAGACAATCCAAATGGACTCTAACGGGCCCGATGACAGGACTGGTATTTCAACGCTGACAATTGATATTCCTATTGAAGCCCGCAAGGAATTGCTCAACATTACACGCAAGGCCATCTTTGATATGGGACAGGGTATTGACCCTCAACAGCAAGGCTTAGACGGCACTAGCGGTGAAGCGATGAAGTTCTTATATACATTACTGGAGTTAAAAGCTGGCATGATGGAAACAGAGTTTCAGTTAGGGTTTAACCAACTAATCCGAGCGATTTGTAAAGTTCATGGGGCAGATAAAGTTAAAATCACGCAAACGTGGACCAGGACTTCAGTTAAGAATGATGGTGACTTGGTTGATATGTGCTCAAAATCGATGGGCGTTGTATCTAAACGAACTATTCTCGCTCATCATCCATTTGTAGAGGATGTAAACGAGGAAATTAAGCAGATCGAGGCTGAAGAAGCCGAAAACAACAATGGTATTTACGATGATTGGGAATCAAATAATCATAATCATGAGCCTATGAACGGTCATGATGATAATAATGATGACCAATAGCGTAATTATAAATTTTTAATTCTCTTATTCGAGGCAGGTAAACCTCGGTAAAAACCGGAAGGAGAACACATGACACTAGCGGAATTACTTGAACAATTGGGGATTGCTAAAGAACAACAGGAAGAGGCAACAAAACAATTAAAAGCATTCTTGGATGGTGAATATGTACCAAAGTCGCGTTTTAACGAGGTTAACGCGGAAAAGAAAAACCTTGAAACAACTGTTGCTGATAGAGATAAGCAGTTGAAGGCATTGAAGGATAGCGAAGGGGATATTACAGCGCTAAAGGATCAGATTACAAAGTTGCAAGCTGATAACAAGGCAAATGCTTTAAAGGCGGCTGCTGATTTGAAGGCGTTGAAACTATCTACTGCTGTTCAATTGGCAATCGGTGATACGGCTCAGGACGCTGAACTCGTAGCTAACTTGATTGATAAGTCTAAACTTATTCTTGGCGAAGACGGTAAAGTAACCGGCTTGAGTGAACAGCTTAAAGAATTAAAAGAATCTAAGTCGTTCTTGTTTAAGCCTGAAGGAGACCCACAATTTAAATATGAACCAAACAAAGGTCATGGGGACCCTAAGATTAATCCGTTTAGCAAGGAACATTTTAACCTTACTCAACAAGCACAGTTAATTAAGGATGACCCGGCGCAAGCGAAAACATTAGCGGCGCAAGCGGGCGTTAATATTGATTATTTAGGAGGTAACTAATGCCAAATCAAAACTTCTCTTTTGACTTGCAGACATTTGCAGGAACTACTTTAAAAGACGTGATTACGCCTACAGCTCTTTTTGATGATTATGTGGTGAGACGTACATCTGAATTATCTGCTCTTTTCCAATCAGGTATCGTTGCTCGTGATGAAAAGTTTGATAGCCTAGCGAGCGAAGCAGCTCAGGTTCATAATATGCCTTTCTTTGCTGACTTATCCGGCGATTCCGAAGATGTTGTCGAAGGTGCAACCCTTACTGCCGATAAAATCGGTTCTAAAATGGATACATCCACAACTATTCGCCGTGCTAAAATGTGGGGCGCGACTGACTTGTCTGCGCAATTATCCGGCACAGATCCTATGTCTGCTATTGGTGATTTAGTAGCAGGATTTTGGGCTCGTGATCACCAAAAAGAATTGATTAATATCTTGAATGGCGTATTTGCATCTACAAGCATGGCTGATCATGTATTGGATATTTCTACTAAAACAGCTAAAGCGGCGAATTTCTCTGGCGAAGCATTCATTGATGCAATGCAACTCATGGGTGATGCTCGCAACTCTTTAACAGCTGTTGCGATGCATTCTGCTACTAAGTCTTACTTAGATAAGTTGAACCTCATTCAAACTATTCGCCAATCTGATGCTGTATCTTTTGATACTTACATGGGACGTCGCGTAATTGTTGATGATGGGTGCCCTGTTGATTCCGGAAATTATACAACATATTTGTTTGGTGAAGGTGCAATCGCATACGGCGTTGGACATCCTGTAGGATTGATTTCTGCAGAAGTTGATCGCGATAAAAAGATGGGCTCCGGTGTGGATTACTTAATCTCTCGTAAAGCATTTATCTTACATCCTCGCGGGGTTGCATGGCAAAACAAGACTCGTACTAATGCTGAATCTGTATCTCGTGCTGAATTAGCAAATAAAGATAACTGGAAAGCAGTGTACGAGCCTAAACAAATTCGCATTGTTAAGTTTGTGCATAAATTAGGCTAGGAGGTAGCGTATGGGAGCCGATTCATATTGGGCTAGGCGAAGTATAGAACGCGAAGAGGAGTGGAATAAAAAAAGCCAATCCACCGTTGAAAAAGAATTGGCCGCCCAGTATGAACGGTCGGCCCAACGTATCCAGGCTAATATTGAGCAGTTATACGGAAAGTTCGCTACAGATAACAACATTAGCATTTCTGATGCTCGCAAGTTAATCAACGGGAGCGAATTTAGGACCTGGCGCAAGGATATTGAAGAGTATATTGAGGAGTACAATAAAACGGGGAATCCAAAATTATTGCTTGAACTTAATACTCTATCAATGAGATCAAGAATATCAAGACTTGATAAGTTGTACGGTGATACTCTTATCGAGATTGATAAGCTAGGACAAAAAACAGACGCAACGATTACCGGCTTTTTAAAAAATGCATACAAAGATAATCGGTTGCACTCCGCATACGAACTGGCAAAGCGTGGTAGCGGCCCGCTAGGTGTCTCTGTTAACAATAAACAAATCGAAGGTATATTGCGTACGCCATGGAGTGGAAAAAACTATAGCGAGCGGATTTGGAATAATTCTGAGAAGCTTGCTAGGACTATCCAAGATACTGTTGTTAATGGACTACATCGCGGGGCTAGTGTTAATAAGTTAGCAAAAGAGGTTCAAGATCGAATGAGCGTATCGAAAAACGATGCGGTGAGATTGGTTAGAACCGAGTTAAACTATGTTAATAATCAGGCCACTTTGGATTCAATTAAGGGCGCTAAGATGGAGTATTTCCAATTTATAGCAACGCTAGATAAAAGAACTTCATCTATATGCCGTGAACATGATAACAATATTTATCCTGTTGATGAGGCTGAAGTAGGAACAAATGTTCCGCCGCTGCATCCACGTTGCCGCTCTACGATCGCTGGCACAATTGGGCCAAAGAAACCGACAAGCGGATCACGTATTTCTAAAATGGAAACAGCAAAAGGGGCCCCTGTACAATATCAAAAGGTGCCTCGTAATATGGATTACGATAACTGGAAAGCTGTATATGTGGATCAATCAAAGACTTTTGCTGAGTGGCGTGGTGAGCAAAAGGCGGCTAAGACCGTTAAATCTGTTACCCCTATTCACGATAAGCCTGTTACAACCGAAATGATACGCGATAAAATCGCAAAAATAGATTTACCAAATGCCACTCCACAGGATATAATAAGTATAGGAAAGATGGTTGTTGAAAAACATAATATCGTTGATGCTATAGGTAATGCTGACGAGTTAAAGAAGGTATTGTCTGAATATCGTGATATTGGTTCAACTGTTCCTAAAGAAATGTGGGCTAAGGGGTCTAATGCGGTAAATAAAAAATTATTGCAAGGAGCGTTTGATGTGTATCCTAGTGATTGGGTACAGTACTTAAAGGCTAACCATAAAAAGATTAGCACAAGAAAAGTTGACCGTGGATATTTCTACGGAGACGGCGCGATTGCTGGCAGGCGGCCAAGATTGTTAGATGTACCTGGTGACGCGGTAAAAGATTATATCACCATTAATATGGATGGCGATATCAAATCTACCCCGTATCATGAAATCGGGCATATGGTAGAATTTTTTAACAAGCACGCGAGCAGACTGTCTAACGAATTTCGCAATATGCGGACAAGAGGGGAAAAGCCTCAATACTTGTCCGAAATATTAGCCCATAAAGGGTATGGGGCAGAAATGACACTCCCTGATGATTTTATAAACCCTTATATCGGTAAAGAATATGAAAATGGCGCTACAGAAGTTCTCAGCGTTGGTCTTGAAAACATTTTTGCACAGGGATACAGTAATCAACCTAAACGTTTTAATCGTGATACTAAAAAATATGAATATGTACATATTTCTGATGACATGGAATATCTACATTTCATTATAGGGATGGTTTTGACGGTATAAAAAGGTGGTGACACAATGAAATTACAAGAAGCGATTAATAAATTTAATACGTTGCGAGAATTGTATTTGAATACATTCGGCGCTAATTCTTTAGACAGAGTAATTTATTGTGATCCACAACATATGACTGTCGATACTATCGAAAAAGGGTCCAGGATGTTGGCTAATGCGATAGCGGACGGGGCTCCTTTGGAGCAGGTTGATGAAAAGACTTGGGAAAACTTGATATTCTAAAAGCACTCTACACAGGGTGTTTTTTTATTGCCTAAATTCGAGGAGGTGATGCGATGGGCAACGTACAATATTTAGAGTACGATAGTGCAATACAAGAGGTCATTAATACATCAAAGCGGTTAATTAGTCTTATTGATGGGTTGAAAGATATTGATCACACTACCATATTGACTTTATTTGCTGAAAAATTTGTATTGGATTGCCTGGATTATTGCCATCGAACAAATTTTCCTCGTACATTGATTTACACGGCTGCAGAATTGGCTGTTAAATATATCAAAGATAAACATGCTGACTCCCACGGACCGTTAAAGTCATTAAAAGAAAATGATGTTGAGTTCGAGTGGGCTGTTACAGACATTTCGCCAATCGGTTGTATTAGCGAAAAAGATTTTGAGTCTATTCGGCCTAAGTTGAATTTATATCGGAAAGTTGTGTGGTCCAATGGCTGATATATACGGCAAGTTGTTGGCTGACATTATGTATAAAGACAGCTGTACTATATCTCGTCAAATGGAAACGACTGATGATATAGGCGCAGATGTCTATGATATTGTTGCAGTGTATTCGAACGTTCCGTGTAAGCTCGGACAAACTGGGCAAAGCAGCATGAATGGGCTTGAAACTGACCGGGCCTTTTCTCTGAAGGATCATTTGCGGCTGTCGCTATCGGCTGAGTACGATGTTAAGGCTAATGATATAATTACAATTCAACATAAGGGACAAACGTTTGTAATGCGCGCTGACACGCCATTTAAATATATGACACATCAGGAGATTACGTTAATTCGTAATGGCGAGGCTTGAATGGGGATTAAGATTGACGGGTTTGCACGCTTGAATCATAAGTGGGCAAGAATATTAACTCAATATCCTGAGCATGCTGACACCTTATTGTCACAACAAGCTGAATTATTAGTAGCTGATGTAAAATCGAAAACACCTGTTGATACAGGGACATTACGTAATGCTTGGAGACGAACAGAACCTAATAATAGTTCTGTCGAGGTATATAACAACACAGAGTATGCAAATCATGTGGAATACGGACACAGAACACCAAAAGGAGGTTTTGTAAAGGGTCGAAAGATGTTGCATAGGGCTGTTGTTCATCGTAATAGTGCATTTTTAAGAGATGCGCGTACAATATTGAGGAACTTGATTGACAAATGATTAAGTTAAGATCCATACAAAAAGCTCTAGTCGAGCTATTAAAAAGTAAATACCCGACATACAAGGTATATTTCGACAACGTTGAGAAGTCGAATGTACCTTATTTTTATGTCGAAATGTTCGTTCATTCAGGCGTTGGTAACCATACATATTTCGATAGAACCGTGCAAGTAGATATTACTTTCCGGACTATGGAAGATAAGAACGGGCGAATTAAACGCTCCGAACTATACGAAATGTCTGATAGTTTGGATTGCATGTTTAGACCAGGGCTCAGAGTCGATGATAGATTTATTACGATCAACGATTTTGAACATACATTTATTGATGAAGCATTGCACTTCATATTTAATTTAGAGTTCACAGACGCTTTCACTGACGATGAAGTTGGATTTATTCGTCGCGAAATCATCCAAACTCTATCGCTTAGCCTTAATGGCATAAATTTAACCGAGGAGGTAACTAATGGCTAATGAAACCGAAAAATTTGGATTGCCGCAGGTATTAATTGATTTTAAAACTAAAGGCGTAACTGCTATTAAGCGTTCCGCTCGTGGCGTTGTAGCATTGATTTTAAAATGTGAAACAACAGATGTGTCCAATAAATACAAGATCGCTGATGTATCCGAAATTCCTGATAAGGTATTCGACGAAGCTACAACGGACTTGATTAAAAAGTGCTTAGATGGAACCCCGTTGCGTGTACTTGTATATACGTTGCCTAAAGCGAATGTACAAGGTGCTAAAAATACGCAAGCAACATTACTTAAGCAATTAAAGCATGTTCGTTACAACTATATCGCGGCACCTACTGGTACCACACAGGAACAGCAAGACCTTGCGTCTTATGTTAAATCTGAACGTAGCATTGCACGTAAAACTGTAAAAGCAGTCGTCGCTAATGTAGCGGCAGACCATGAAGGCGTTATTAATTTCTGCACAGAAGAAATTAAAGTGCCTAATGGGAAAGATACGCAAGGCCGAACTACTTATAAAACTTACACACCTATCGAATATACAGCGCGTATCGCTGGTATCTTGGCCGGATTGGCGTTAGACCGTTCCGCAACGTATTTTAAATTAACGGAAGTTGAATCCGTTAAAGTATATGAGGATTTGACTGACCGGATCGATAAGGGCGAACTTCATTTGTTTGACGAAGAAGATGGTGAAGGTGTTAAGATTGCTCGTGCTTGCAACTCCTTGCAAACATTCACAACCGACAAAGGTCAAGACTTCCGTAAAATCAAAATCATTGAAGGCGTTGACATGGTAACTGACGATATTCGCGATACGTTCAAAAAATACTATATCGGCAAATACATCAATGATTACGATCATAAAATGCTATTTGTATCTGCGATTATGGTTTACTTTGGGCAGTTGGCTGGTAATGTACTTGATAATCGTGCCGGCAATAAAGTTGATATCGATGAACAATTCCAAAAGGATTATGCAATCATCAAGGGCGAAGATATCTCTAAGATGACTGTTATGCAAATCCGGGGATATAATACAGGTTCTGAAATTGGGCTATCCGGCAAAGTTAAATTTGTCGATGCGATGGAAGACCTTAAGATTAGTTTCACAATGTAAAAGGAGAAATAAAGCGATATGGAAAAAGAGCAATTTAAATTCGATTTACAGGCTTTTGCCCGTGCAAGCGAAGATGTTAAATATCGTGGCCGCCGCCGTTGGAATGGATCGCATGGTAAAGTGTGGTTAGACGGTGAATTGGTGTTTGAAATTGAAAGCTTTGAGTGCACGGTCGACTCTCAACGTGAAGATGTTATTATCGGTAACTCTGTTGATTCTAAAGTGACTGCGCTTAAGGGCGAAGGCACGATGAAAATTAAGAACGTAATTAACCGCAATTTCCGAAAATTGCATGAGGCGTGGTGCAGAGGGGAAGACCCACGCTCTGTTATTACAGGCCTGCTTGATGATCCTGATGCAGTTGATGGCCAAAAAGAACGTGTTTCCATCGATAATGTGTGGTTCACTAAATTAACCCCATTGCACTTTGAAAAAGGAAAAGTAGTTGAAACGGATATTCCGTTTGGCTTTACTCCGGAAGATTTACAATACATTGAATCCATTGATTAATTGAAAGGAATTGTAACATGGCTGTATCTATTAACGAATTAATCGCTAAGCGCGAAGAAATTAAATCCCGTAAATGTCAAAAATTAACAATCAACACATCTATCGGTGAAGTCGTCGCAAGGAAACCTAGTAACTCTTTAATGGCAGAGGCGCTAGGGCTAGATGGCAATAATGATGAATACGTCGTTTATAACTGTCTAGTAGAACCTAATTTGAAAGATAAGGACTTGCAGAAAGCGTATGAATGCGCCGAACCTATGGATATTGTAGGCAAATTGTTCGAATTCGGCGAAATCAAGGCAATTTCCGATGTACTAATTAAGTCTGTAGGCGTTGGTCAGAAACTTGATCATGCCATTTTTGATGAAGCAAAAAAGTAATTGAAGAAGACTGGGAGGCGGCTACGGCCGCCTACTTAGTTTTAAAGGGACATACGTTTGAGTATTTCTTTGGACTATCCATGATGGAAAAAGTAATTTGTCATGTAGCTATGGAAAAAGAAAGAAGGGAACGTGTTGAGGTCGCTAAACTTGCGATAAAGGAGGTGTTCGGTGGCTAATAATGAACGGTTAGGCGTTGAATTATATCTGTCTGACAATGGGTTTATTAAGGGGATCCAAAAGGCTCAACAATCTACACAAAATTTAGGGAAGACAACTGCCGGATTAAGCCCATCTATTTCATCCGCTGAAAAGAGCATGCAATCCGCCGTTCGTTCTGTTGATGGAGTTGCAAAAGCAACTAAAAAAGCTGAAAATGAACTCTCTAAGTTGAAGCGAACAGGGAATGGACTTAGTGTTAATATCAAGGCTAAAGATGATGCTACATCTAAAGTAAGAAAAATAAGGAATGAGCTTAATGGTTTAAAAGGTAAGGTATATACAGCAACTGTAAATGTGCGTCAAAATCTCGCTGGTATGGCAGGTTCTGCTGGCAATAGATTAAGCGGTGTAATGTTTGGCGCTACGATGCAGATGGCCGGTATCGCAGGAATCAGTTTTGGAATCGCAAACGGCATTAAAAAGTACGCTGATTTTGAGAAGGAAATGTCAAACGTACAAGCTATTTCCGGAGCTACGACTGAAGAATTTATGCAATTGAAGCAAAAAGCCATAGAAATGGGCGCTGCTACAAAGTACACAGCGACTGAATCTGCAGAAGCATTCAGATATATGGGTATGGCAGGCTGGAAAACTAGCGAAATGGTTAGCGGTATTGAAGGCATCATGAACCTAGCTTCCGCATCAGGTGAAGATTTAGCTACAACAAGTGATATCGTAACAGATAGTTTATCAGCTTTTGGGTTGCAAGCTAAAGACTCTGCTATGTTCGCCGATGTATTAGCAGCTGCAGCCACTAACTCAAACACGAATGTTGCTTTAATGGGACAGACATTTAAATATGCTGCTCCGGTAGCTGGTGCATTAGGTTTTAGTGTTCAAGACACTGCTCTTGCTGTAGGTATTATGGCTAATCAGGGTATTAAAGGCAGCGAGGCCGGGACGGCTTTACGCGCTATGATGACTCGATTAGTTAAACCAACAAAGGAATCAGGTCAGGCGATGGACATTCTCGGTTTAAGCATTCTTGATACAAACGGCAAGATGAAGCCATTAAGAGATATCATTGCAGATATTCGGGAGGGCATGAGCAAATTAACTCCTGACAGCAAGGCTGCCGTGGCGGGGATGTTAGCAGGACAAGAAGCCATGTCAGGATTACTTGCTTTGGTAAACTCTCCTTATGCAGACTTCGACAAATTAGCCGATGCTATTGATAATTCCAATGGTAAAGCTAAAGAGATGGCGGCGATTCAGCTTAACAATTTAACCGGTGATTTGACACTCCTTTCCAGTGCTTGGGATGGATTTGTCATTAAGATTATGGACGGCAAGATTGGTGGGTTTCGTGATATCGTGCAAGGCATTAATAATTGGTTTGCAGGATTTAGCGAAAACGTCGAGAAAAATGGCATCACATTACGATCCATTCTTGACGGTATTACTTCCGCGATTAAAGAACTAGTAGGACAAACATTAAAGATGGATGGCTTGCCTTCTATTCTATCTGCTGGGGCACTTGCCGTACTAGGAATGGGAGCATTTAAAACGGCTCGCGGGATACGTGGTATATTCCGAGGCAAAGGTGGGTCCGGGATAACTGGCGCCGGAGATGCTGCCGGAGACATGGTAATTAATGCTATGAACGTAACGCTAAATGCTACGCGGTTACTTGGACCTGTTCAAGGTGCAATAGGAGCCGACGGCCCGATTGGTACCCATGGGAAAGGCAAACCAGGGAAATGGGGCAGCCGTTTTGGTAAGGTCGGACGCGGAATTGGAAAAAGTGTCGGAGCTATTGGTCGAGGACTTATGAAAGTTGGCGGGAAAGTTGCTATCCCGTTAGCCCTGGCAATGGGCGCCTATGACTTAGCTACTAGCGACGATAAAGCAAAAGCAGGTGTCGGACTTGGTGGGAGCCTTGCCGGTGGTTTAGCTGGAGCGAAACTAGGTGCTATGGGTGGTGCTGCTTTAGGATCTATTATTCCTGGTGCCGGAACTGCTGTTGGTGGTGCTATTGGAGGCCTTTTAGGTGGCATCGGAGGAGCTGTATTTGGTGAAGAACTTGCACAGCAAATTTACGATGGCATTACAAGTAACCTAGAAGGTTTAACTGCTTGGTTTAGTGAAAAGTGGAACAGTATTGTAGCAACATGTGCCCCAGTTATTAATACTATTGTCGGGTTATATGCGTTCTTATGGGATGGTATAGTGGCGATCTTCGGCCCAGTCGCAAGTTGGTTTAATGATACAGTTTGGCAGCCGGTTTACTCTTTTGCAAGTTCTGCAATTGATAATGTGATTGGTGTATTTAGCAGCGCATGGGAAAGTATTAAAGGTGTTTGGAACGGCGTGGCCAATTGGTTTGATGAAAACGTATGGCAGCCAATCAAATCTAAAGCGAGTGGCGTATTCGATGCTGTAGGAAACGCATTAGGTTCGGCTCAGGCTAGAGGGGTACAAGTAACTGGTTTGCCGGCACATGCAACTGGTACGAATTACTTCGGCGGTGGCTGGACTGAAATTAATGAACGTGGTGGTGAAATTGTAGATTTGCCTAGCGGATCAAGGATATATCCTCATGCCACTACTCAAAAAATGATTGCAGAACAGTTAAGCGGAGCTAATGCAGGTGGTAACCAATATTCGATTAGCGGTAATACATTCGTTGTTCGTGAAGAAGCTGACATCGATAGGATCGCTCATTCTTTATTCTCGATGATTGAATCGGCCGAAAGTAATTATGGAGGTGTATAATGTCAAAATTCATTAGCGGAATTGGACGTGCATTGTCATATCTGTCCGTAATACTAGGCAAGGAAGGTAGTGACTATCCTACGATTATTCTCTCGCAAGGGGATGAGCGCTTAGTATTGCCAATTACGCCAATTAAATATGAAGTTGGTACAGAACAAGAAAATAAAAGCGTCGATATCACACAAGTCGGGGAAGTACTTTTGTTTGGCAATCCTAAGCTTAAAACGCTTTCGTTTGACGGGTTCTTCCCCGCAAAAGATTATCCTTTTGTCGTGGGAGATAAAAGAAAGCCTGCCGAGCTTATTTCGTTGATTGAGAAATGGAAAGAATCCAAGAAACCAATAAGGGTCATCGTATCAGATGGCCCTATTAATTTAATGATGGCCATTATGTCCTTTCCGTGGAAGAAGCAAGAGAATACAGGTGATTTATACTGGACGCTCAGTTTAAAAGAGTACAAAGACCTTAACACATCAACTACTAGTGATGACACAAAAACAGTTGATGATGTTACAGGTCTAAAAGATAGGCCTACTATTCAAAACAAGCCAACTACAGCGACGCTATTTAATAAGGGCTCCGATGTGCTCGATGCGGCCAAGAAGGCCTATGGCAATTATAGGCACTATGAACGTATTGTTCAGTCTAACGACCTAAAGAATTTAGCTATTAATAATCTTAGCCAGCTTAGAAAGTTGAAGGTGAAATAATATGATAATCAAACATATTGGCACTAAAACAGTGAAAGATGAAAAGACTGGCAAAGAAAAGAACGTTCCTGTTGAAAATGATATTACTCGTTTGGTTGAACAGGCTACATGGTCCGGGTCTCGTATTCAAGCTGCAAGAAAGCTGGAGTTTGTGTATGTGCAAGAGCCACGCGATCCAAATTGGCCCGTTTATGCATTAGGCATTGGTGAAACAGTAAAGGCGTATTCGGAAGATGGTGACTCGCAGTTTGTAGGTAATATATATACGACTGAACGCAAGACATCCGCATCGAACATTACAGTAACGTGTTATGACAACATGTTTATATTGAGTAAATCTAAGACTACTCGAAAATTCACAAATATGACTGCCGAAGATATTACAAAGGCTGTATGCAAGGAAATGGGAATCAAAGTAGGCAATATCGCCGAAACCAAAGAAAAAATTACTTTTATAGCTAATAATAAGTCGGGCTATCAAATCATTCTTATGGCGTATACAGAAGCGGCAAAGAAGACTGGTAAGAAATACCAATCTATGATGGAGGGTGACGAACTTGATGTAATTGAAAAAGGGTCGCTGATTGAAGGCTTGGTAATAGACCAATATAGGAATATTACTGATTCATCTTATAAAGAGTCCATAGAGAAGATGGTTAATAAAGTCATGATTACAGATGACAAGGGGAACTTTATTCGCTATGAAAGCAAAGATGATCAGATTCAAAAGTACTCTATGATACAGGCTGTCTATAAGGAAAGTAAAAATAAAAATACTCAAGAAGAGGTTAAGGATATCTTTAAAGGTCCGGAACGAACAGGGGTCATAGATTGTTTAGGCGATTATGATGCCTTGTCTTCGTATTCTATCGAAATTAAAGATATAATCACTCAGTTGAGCGGCAAATTTTGGATCAAAAGTGATACTCATACTTTCAAAGATGGGCAGCATACTATGAAGCTCGAGATTGAGTTCGAAAACTTAATGACGAAAGAAAAGGTAGACCATTCTTTAGAAGCTAAGGAGAAAAAACGCCTAGAGCGTGAAGCTAAAAAGAAAAACAAAAAAGCAAAAGCTCCTAAAGGAAAAGGTCGAAGGTCTACTAGAAAGTCAACCAAAAGAAAGGTAGAAATACATTATGCCTAATGATATTCCGAGTGCTGCACATTCTATGGCTAAAATGGTTAATACTATTCATGGTATAGCTAAAGATGAACAGCCAATGGGAATGCGAATTGGACTTGTTACATCGCCATTCCCTAACCTTGTTATTCGTGTAGATAATATCGACATTACAAATGAACAGATATATCTTAATGACTACTGGAAACCGGACCACTACAGGGAAGCAAAAGGCCACATCATAAGTGAAACACAACCTCGCTCCGGTGGTGGTGGCTTGGCATTGTTTGAAAGTCATACACATGAAATTCATAACGATTATACCGATACCATTATCATGACTGATACGTTACGAGTAGGTGATGAGGTAACAGTATTCCCAGTATACGCACAAGGTGAACAGCTTTATTACATCGGTCAAAAGGTGGTGAAATTATGAGTACAGAATATCCATTCGCCGGCTTAACGAATAGTAACGCTTATCAAAGCGATGAGTTGCCGTTATTTGTTGAATATGATTGGGATTTTGATAACAACTCATTTAAATTCACCGCTAATGGTAACCGAATAAAAGTAACTGGTGATGACGCCTTAAAAGTTTGGGTGTATAAAGCACTAATGACCGAACGCAATCAATATTTGGCATATTCTACTCGTTATGGTATTCAATTAAAGCCTTTTATAGGAAAGGTTATGAGTGTTAATGAACGGTATAGTGAGCTTAGACGAGTTATCGTTGAATGTCTTATGGTTAACCCTTATATCAAGTCTATTGATAGCATTACATTCGACGAAAACGGCGATAAGGTAGAATGTTCCGTTGAATTAACCACAGTATATGGAGGGCTTAATATTAATGTTTAACATTCCAACTAGCGATGAAATATTAAAAGATTTACAGGAACAATGTACATCGCCTTATAGTAAATTTGAGGGTACGTTTGAATATGATGTATTTTCATCTAATGCTATTGAGTTTATGAAAACTTATGTTGAATTAGGCGAATTGTACAAGGTCGCTTTTGGTGATACTGCATACGGCGACTTCTTAACTATGAGGGCTGCCGAAAGTGGTGTAATTAGAAAAGAGGCAACTAAGGCGACTGGTTATGTTACTGTCAAAGGTAACGGAACTTTGCCAAAAGGCAGCCAATTTGCAACTCAAACCGGCATTTTATTCGAAACGCTTGAAACAGTACAAGTTAATAACTCAACAAAAGTTAAAGTGCAAGCTCTTGAAGGTGGCATAGGCGGTAACGTTACAGCGCAATCGGTAACGGTTATTCCAATGTCTATTCCTGGTATTTTAAGTGTTAATAATACAGAGCCTATAGGTGATGGTTTTAACGCAGAAAACGACGAGGAATTAAGAACTCGTTATTTAAATCATGTTCGAACTCCTGGAACTAGCGGAAACGCAACCCACTATTATGAGTGGGCGATGTCTGTTGGTGGTGTTGGTGGTGCCAAAGTGCTTCCAGTATGGAACGGCGCCGGTACTGTTAAAGTAATCATTGTGAATAGCGAGTTTAGTCCAGCTTCACAAGAAATTATTAACAAGGTAACTAATTATATTGAAACTGTTCGCCCTATGGGTGCGGTGGTAACGGTAACAACTGTTACACCTAAGACAATCAATATTGCAGTTAAACCGGAAGGTAATTTTAATCAATCGGTATTTACTGAATTAGTTAAAGCGTACCTAATCGACATTGAACGACAAAACATCAAAAACTCAACTTTATTAAAAGTTGCTTATTCTAAAATCGGCAGTCTTGTGTTAGATGCCGGAGCGACCGATTATACAAATTTAACGATTAATAATGCTACTAAATCAATCGAATTAGCTGTTGATGATTTAGCGATATTAGGCGAGGTGAATATCTTATGATTTTTAACCTTTTAAGGACGTATAAAGTCGATGTACTAAGATACTTGCCTAAGTACCTATCAAAAGATAATACCTTTAAAGGAACGCAAGATTCGTTAAGTGAAGAACACGAAAAGCAACGCTTGTTAATTATCGATATATGCAAGCAGTTGTTTGTTGAAACAGCGACTTGGGGTCTTGATGATTGGGAGCGAGTATACGGACTTGAAAACAATCGCAATTTATCAATCGATGATAGGCGAGCTTATTTATTAATTAAAATTCAAGGCTCGCAAACAATCACCGAAAGTAAATTACAAGAGTTTATTAACCTTGTATATCCTCCTGGTAGTGCGGTAGTTAAGGAAAATACTGGACCTAATAGTTTTAGCGTTCTTCTTGATACAGCCGACGCTTTAAACGAGATACGAAACGTTATCGAGGTATATAAGCCGGCACATTTAACGTATGCTATAGCACATGAATTTAACGCTAGAGGACCGATAGCTGTTGTTGGTGCGGTAACTAATACCGAACGTATTTACATCAAGCAAGAAAAATCTGATAAATCAATTACAGCACGAGGAATTTATGCTTGCCCTGTTGGTGCAGTCGCTATCCGAAGCAATATTAATTTACACTATTAAGGAGTTGAACTATGAGTAATTACAATAAAATTATTCCGACTTTAGCCGGTAGCAATCTATTGGTTGAGTCGGTTAAATCTAAAAAGCCACTCATCTTTACTCGTATCGCATTAGGTGATGGCACATTAACCGAAAGCGAAAGTATTGAAGGCTTAACTGCATTAAAGCACCCTATGGCGCAGAACTCTGTACAAGCAATTAACAGTCGAGTGAACGGCGAAATTGACGTTGTAGCGACTATTTCTAATGCAAATATTACAAGCGGTTTTTATGCTCGTGAATTAGGTGTGTTTGCTAAAGTCGGTGATACTGGTACGGAAAAGCTATTCGCTTATACGAATGCTGGTGCACAAGCAAGCTATACTCCAGCTGGTACATCCTTAGATGAAAAGTTGATTACTGTAACCTTTTATATTGGTAATGATGTTAATGTAAAAATCAACCTTAACAGTCAACTATACATCACGCAAGCTGCATTAGATGCACATAATTCGGCTACAAATGCACATCAAGACGCTTTTAATAAAAAACTAGATATTAGTTCGAACCAGTACGCTAAATTTATTGCTAAACACAATCAAGGGCTACAAGTAACAAAAGGCGATAATTCACAAGAAATTATTAACTTTATTGCAAATAACTACAACGATGGAGATACTAATAAAGTACTTAATCTAAGTACGCTTAAAAGTTTATTAGGACAAGGTGCTATCGTGGCATCTAAACTTGATGCAAATGCTGGTTTCGTAAAGTTTGCTAATGGTTTCACTATCCAGTGGGGAGTGGGTGGTCAAGATAACGTAACTAAGACAGAGGTACGATTTCCTATCAAATTTACAACTTTATTCATGGCGAATGCTATTGATGCGTACTGGTCAGGTTCTGACACGCCTAGGTATTTCGCTAACTCCGTGTCAGAGAGCAACACAACTAAGGCCGTATTTTCGGCAAGCGATAGATATGCTGCTTCTTATTACTGGTTTGCACTAGGAATAATCTAATTCCCTAGGATAATGAACATAATCTGATCACCGACACATTTGGATATTAAGCCTTCCCTACGGCCATCCAAACAAAACTACCTGTGTCCGCTCTGGTGGTTAAGAATCGGATGGTGTTTCTATTAGCTTGAGAGAACCCACTATTCCAAGTAATAAAGCATTGTGCACCAGAAGTTTCAACACTTACAGAGTCATCGGTAGCTAATGCTATTAGTACAGTGCTGCTAATCGGTAGAGAAATATCCTTATAGTACTTATTAGCATCAAACCAAGTTAATCCCCACTGGGGAGTTATTTTAATAATTCTATGGCTTTTCGTAGCTCACGAATAGTCTTATGTGTGTATACTCTGGTGGTAATATCGCCTTGTTTGTGGCCTAGTAAAGAACGTAATGTGTTGGGCGGTGCTACCGAATCAAGTAAACTTGCAAATGTATGACGAGTATCGTGGATAGTATGCTTACAATTTAACTGTTTCATAATATCCTTGAAATTCTTATGGAATGTTGTGTAACTGATGGTAAATAGATATGCTTCGGTGCAGGTGTATACTTGCTCTATTAGTGGCATGATGCGGTGATGTAATGGAATGATACGACCTTCACCAGCTTTCGTTTTAGCGTGTCTTACGATGAGGTATGACGATCGCCTATGGATGTCTTGCTTACGTAAATTAAGAAGCTCACCTATGCGGAGGCCTGTGTATAGCAGTATTAAAATCATATGGGAATAAGAAGTATCTATTGACCATAATTTATTAATTTGTTGACGAGTAAATACTTTTCTCTGAATCGTTGGTACATTGGGGCCTAGGTTCAAGTGTAGGGTGTAATTCGTGATAGCGTAATCCTTGATGATTGCGTAATTAAATAATTGATTAAGTAACGTACGGACTTTCTTACATGATGAGTAGGAAAGTCCTTTTACGTGCATGGAATTAATCACGTTCTGAAGGTGCTGAAAATGAATATTCGTGATAGGCATATCCGATATGTTGGATATGTGTTTAAAAGCAATGTGATAAGACTTAACAGCGCTATCAGAAATAGACTGAGAGTGAATAGGCAGCCACTCGTTAAATAGTTGCCTTAATGTAATGGTATTGCGTTGTCTACGGCTTAATATAATAGCGTAACGGCGCATAATTTCACCTCCGAAAGGATACTACTATGAATCAATATGTATTTATTTTAAATGAACAAGGCGAGCGTATTACATCTTTTGTTAATAATATGATTAGCAAAGATGAATTACTAGATCATGCTAAAAAAGAATGGCCAGATGCAGCGGATTATATTTACTCTGCAGATGGTGATAGTATGCTAGATGAATTCATGAAAGGTAAATTGTATGTAGGTGGTCAATTTGTATCTGCTCCAATTCATGAGTTAACGAAGGCAGAAAAAATTGTAGAAATTCGTGCATATTACAATGGGCGATTTGAAACTTTAGACCAAGCGCTGATACGCAGACGACTAGCGAATGGCGATATAACTGATTTGCAAGAGCAGTTTAAGAAAATCAATGCGGAAATGATCGCTAAGATTAAGGCGGTGAAATAACTATGGCAGATATTAAAAGCGATGTTCCAGTAATGCATTTCTGTGAATACTGTTGGGCTACTTTAAATAATGATGGCACCTGCCCAACAGAAGGTTGTATTCACAATGATTTAATGGATTTAGAAGAAAGCACAGAGGGTGAATAATGTGGACATGGCAATTTGAACTTAACGACATACTAACAACGCTAACTATAGTTAGTATAGTGGCAGGCCTTACCTATAAAGTATTGGTGCTTCCGTTATTGGAAAAACGTGACTTGCAACATTTGCAAGACACTCTAGTTTTCCAAGAAAAGATGGGAGTTCTGACAGAAACCCTCAATGACTTGAAGAATGAAATCAAACTATCAAGGGAAGAACGTGTAAAGGGGTTCACGGAACATGTAAAACTAGCTACAAGAGTTAACGGAATGGAAACACGATTAGATGAGTTAAGGGGGGAGTTTCATGAACACACCTCAAAAGCTCATTAATAGTTTTAAAAAAACATATCAATCTGTTAGGGTGGCCAACTTCCACCCTACAGGGGTTCTTGCAACAAGGGCACTAGTACTAATCATGCTAGTGCCTATTTTATTGGTAGTGTTTCAATACATAATGGCGTTTGCTAAAGGCCATGTTACTGAAGATATGAATAAGTTGATTGATGTAGGGATTACTATAATAGACCATATCTTTATCCCATCCGTATTGACGGCCCTAGTAGGGTTCTTGGCGTTATGGGTTGATAAGGATGGAAACGGTGTTCCAGATAAGCTAGAGGAACCTCCTAAAATACCGATTAATACCGTAGTAAACGAAAGGAGTGATTATAATGCACCTCGTTAGTCTTACTGATTTAAATGACTATTGCCGTAGAGCTTTAAGTCAGATTAGTAAAATATATTTGCATTGGACGGCAGGTAGGTACAATCAACAATTTGATGACTACCACATTAACATTGATAGGGATGGCAACATTTACATTGATGGTGAATTAACAGACCATAAGAACCATACCTATATGCGCAATGGTTCTGCGGTAGGTATTGCTTTAGACTGTGCTTATGGGGCTCAATGGACTGATAATCTTGGTGAATATGCACCTACAGATGCACAGATTGAAACTTTAGCGCAAGTGGTAGCGTTGCTGTGTGTTGACCTTGGCATTCCGTGTGATATTAGACATGTTCTCACCCATGCCGAGGCCGCCGATAACATGGACGGCTACTATGCTCACGAACCGTATGGACCTACTACAACATGTGAACGATGGGACTTATGGGCTATACGTGAGGGTGATGTTCCTGGTTCTGGTGGCGATGTAATTCGTGGCAAAGCTAAATATTATGCTCAACAATGGGGAAGTAATATATAGGGGGTATATATGTATGAGAAATTTAAAACTATATTTTCTGCCTATAGGGGCTATTGCACTGCTATTGTGGTGCTTATTGTTTGCATCATCTGTGTATGGGTCTACTCCAACAGAACCAGTAACATTGACACCACAGGAATACGCAACGCTGAAAACGAACTTCGACACGCTAGAGAATACAATAGACAGTCAGTTGAATACAATCAACGCATTAGAACAGCAGTTGAAAGTAGCCAAACTCTCAACGAGCGAACAGAAGAACGAATTAATACAAGCCTTGAACTTAATCAACGAACAGAAAACGCAATTGATAGAAGCACGGAACTTACTGCAAAAGCAAGAACAGATGCTGAACGAGCAAAAGCTATCATTAGCGAAAGCAGAAATATACTTAGAGCAGCAGAAGAACGAAATCAAAAAAGCGAAAATGCAACAACGAAATAGTAAATTACTTAATATCTTATTAGGTGGTGCTGTTGTATACCTAGTAGCCAAGAATTGAGGTGATCCATGCATCTCCCTACCATACGAGGGTGGACGTGTGGATAGTCCAATATTTGGTGATTTATTAGACTAAAGAGGGCCTTAGTCCAAGAAATGATGATTTTCTAGACTAAGGCCTTTATTTTTTTGACATCATTTTGACATCAGATTATATAAAAATATAGTGAAATATAAATAGATACGCAAGTAATAGAGTTAGGTGGTTACTGTATTTATAAGTTTTATGCATGAACTTTAAATGCCACGCCATCTTGAGGGGGTGGTGAGCTAACGCTCGTGCGGGTTCAAGTCCCGCCA